GGGGTTCAAGCTTTTTCTCTTCCTATTTTTTTTGGATATGCGGCTTTTTTTTTCCCCCCCTTTCTCTAAACTATGGGGGGGGGGGGGGAGCGGCGCGGGCCCCCCCCCCCCCGGCAATGGCTAAGTAGCACTGATCTTCTGCACGGCCAACGGCCATTCAGATTTGATCTGAGCCCCAAGACGACGGCGGAAGATGAACTTGACCAGATCCTCTTCTGCCTGTGTTACATCATCGCGCACCATACTCATGCCAATGCGATCCGCGATTTGGTATCCCTCCCGCAGGTTGCCGAAGATGATGGGGTAGGCGTCCGCCGCGATGTCGGGCATGGCTTCGGAAGTCTCCACGGGGTATCCAAGCAACCGGTCGGGTTCTCCCACCTGATTGCTCAGCTCCCACAGATACCGCCCCTCGCCATCCTTGAGCTTGCTGGCCGCCTGCGCGGTGCTGTCGTTCATGATCCAGATCGCGCCATTCCGATACTGGCGCGCGACTGAGTACCGCAGGGTCTTCAGCCCGTCAAACTCGATGGTGCTGGCACTCCCTGAGATGGCTTCTGTCAAACTGTGGCCATTGCCACTCGCTGGCAGAATGCCCTCCGGCTTGGCGATGCCGTTGCCGACGAGGAATTGCTCGTCCTCATCAATGGCGAATGCCTGACTGACCCATTCGTTGACCTTCTGAACCAACGGAAAGGGAGTATCCTCCATCAACGCCATGGGCACGTGGATGGTAGCCTTGCAGATGTGCACTGGCGTCCGTTCTACACCGAAGGTCGGGTTCGTGTCGGCGCTCCCGCTGGCTGGCACATCCCCCACCCACGTCACACGAACGGCGCTGGTGTAGCGGTCGTCGCCGCCAGTTACCGTGACACGGGTCATCATGTCGCTGCCGGTGCTCAGGATGTCGGCGTACCGCCGAACAACGGTCAGCCCGGGCAGTTTCTCGATCATGTCAATGCGGAAGTCCTCCGGCACGAGAAACTCACCCAGCTCGTCGATCACATCGGCCATGTCAGTCTTCAGCGCTGTAGTGCTCATCCCACTGAACGCGAACGCTTTCAACTGGCTCGGTGTCAGGATAACGGCCTTGAGTGCGCGGCTGGCGTCATGGTCCAACGCCTCTTTGCCATGCCGCAAGTAGGCTCCGAACGCCTGCGCCTGCTTATACCGCTTCAGTTCATAGTCATCGCCGTACAAATCATTGGCGATGGCTTTGACTGCCACGTCTGCCTCCCCAAACCTCAGTCGCGTAGCTGCCCGGATGGGTGACATGTCACCATCATCATCCCTCACCGCAGTGGGAGAGAATGCATAAGGGGGGCGAGAGACGGCGCGGGTGGGCCGTGGCGAGGGTGCTCCTACCACACTGCGCACCGCGTTCGCCACGATGGCCCGGATTTCTTCCTCTCCAACCATCCCCTCATCGCCCATCAGCATCTCTTCATCGAGCAGCATGTCCTCCTCAGGCAGTGCTTCCTCCTCAGCCATAGCCGAGGCGAGCGCCAGCTGGAGGACACTGGTCAGCTTTGCCAACTGCTCCTCGTTGATGTCAACGACGTTGTTGATGACCTCCAGGATTTCATCGAGCGACGCCGTGGCCTTGTACGGATCGATCGCCGTGAACAGACCAAACGCAGCCCTCATCTCCTCGGTCACTTCCCCGCCAGCAGCCTCGATCGCTTCCACCGCCTCCGCCGTGGGCGTGGGTGGTTCGCCCATGCCCAGCCGCAGGATGGCGGCGACTTGTTCCAGTTGTTCGTCGGTGAGCTCCGGTACGAGTTGCTTGAGAGTCACCAACAGTTCCTCTACTGTAGTCATTTTAGTTACCTCCTAGGTATTCCTGCTCAACAGAATGTCAACGAGTCGCGAGACAGTCTCCCCTGCTCGCTGCCCAGGCCCAGGCCGCCTCTTTGCGCGACCCCTCTGGCCACCAGCGCGGCTGTAGGGGGGCATGCCCGCAAGCAATGCCCTCAACGGCACCACCTCGACAGAGCGCAACGGCACAACTCCCGTGCGTGGCTCCATTGGGGTGGGCGTAAACGAACCTTCCACGATGGGCCAATTCAGTATCAACCCATCGCTGTCTCTCTCAATCATATGGCTGGCGGTCCCGCTGCTCAAACCCAGCTTGCCCATCTGCGTCAGCCGGTGGATGGCCTTCTCATACTCGTCTCGTAAATCCAACTGCGTTTCAACCCACAACCCAACATTATCCGTGCGAGCAAGCCGCCATCCAGTACCAATCTCCCGCTTGCCGATGGTAGGGTCAAGCCCATGGTGAAAGAGCGCTGTTCGCCGCTCTTCGCCCGACCAATGATACCGCGTGCTCCTGGTGAAGTAATCCCCCACCAAGTCTTTGACTCGGCCCTGGGGGGAGAATGTGACCAGGTATCCCCCCACCCGCCCGCTCCCCAATGATTTGATCTGCCCACCAGGGGGGGAGACGGAGAGCTCGGGCCACACCTCCGCATCTAGTCCCTTCCCTGCCGACAACTCCGCCAGCTTGTCGTCGGAGGCATTGCGTGCATTCAAGCCGAGAGTGTCTATTGCCTTGGTTAATGCCTCCAGACCATCGCCGATAGCGGAAGACAGAGCGATCCTCTCCTCCCTATTCAAAAGTCCTGCTCCATAGAGAGCGTCGGCCACGCGGGTGAAGGATTCATGCATTTGTGATTCCAGAATGCCTCCAATAGTAGCCGCCTTGAGCACCGTCCCGATGGTAGGCACCTCAATAGCCGCCTTTTCGCCAGGCCACTTCCCAATACACTGCTTATGCAACCAGGCACAGAAGGCCTCAGGCTCATGCGGGAATCCCGCCGCATCCAACGTCTGCGTGCCAATGCTGCTCCCCATGCAGCGGGTGAAGAACCCCTCGTCAGCCCCGAACTTATCACACAGCGAGGAGAGCAAGTGCGCGGGCATCGCCTTGAGTGCGTATAGATTCAACTGGTCAATGCCCATCTCATCCATGTGCGCAGCACAAGAGGGGCAGATGGCCTTCATCGCGGCAGCCGTGATCCACATACCCATGCCTACTGCTTTTGGTGCGTGTGTCGCCGCGAGAATAGCCCGCACCTGCCGCTCCGCTGCCCCCTGCGTGGCGTGGCAACCGAGAGACTTATCCTTGCCCTCTCGGTAGACACACCACTGATCGCCCTGTTTCTTAACCTCGTATGGCATCTGCTGCCCCCTTCTGTGCATCGATAATCTGTGCCCATCCCTTGTCCCTCAAAGATGGAAAGGCAAGAGCCAACACATCGGACACCCACGCTACGACCCGCCAAGTCACATCGTGCCTATGGAGGCCCAGCAATGAGAATGGAAAGAGTGGGAGCGTCTGTGTGGAGACGCGCACCTGCATGCCTACCCGTGCGAAGAACTCACGGTATTGCGCACAAGTGCGGATGCCCACGTGGAATTCATCATTCTCAGCCTCACTGCGCTTTCGCCGTTTGTCGCGCCACCACTCCATCTTGCTCCGCGCCCACGACGGGATCAGAACATCGTAAAAATCCAAAGCGCTGCGATATGGTGTAGCGTTGGTTTCTCTCGCAATCATCCACCCACCGTCCCCCAGCACACGGGTGGCTTCAGCGACCGCCCTCTCCGGGTGTGGGAGATGGTGCAGAGTACCAACACTAATCACCGCACCCAGTGCCCCATCCGAGAACGGCAATCTTTCAGCATCCCCCTGCACCCATCCTATTGCACCGTGGCTATTGGCGCGTTCCCTCGCGCGGCGCACAAACTGCATTGAGATATCAAGCCCGATCACTCCACACCCACCAGCGGCCATTCTCTCAGTGACGATGCCAGGGCCACACCCCAGGTCCAGCACCCGCCTGCCAGACAGACGAGCGACCCAGGGGTTGACGGTGGAGCGCAGCACTCTGGAGTAAGCGCTCCGCCGAGTCTTGCTCTCATACTCCTGGGCCCTGAGGTCATAGTGCTGCCGCTGTCTGGCTTTTATGCTCTCCATCTACTCACCGCGCCGCTTCTCCATACGCTCTTTCAATCTCGGCCCACACTGTCTCCACAAATTCCGCGTAGGCTTCATCCAGGTTGCCTTCGATGATCTTCCCAAACTGCCACCACCGCCCTCGATGTATGAGGGCCTGGAACATCTTCACCCCGCCGAAGGTGATAGCCTCGCTCTCGTCTGGCCCCACGACCCAAGGGGCATAGGGTGTGGCGATGCCGATAGCGCCATAGACATCTGCCCCGTCTGTGCGCACATCGGTCGTGACCTGTCGTCCCAGCGTGCCAGTGCGCCGGTAGGGAACTTGTATATCGCCCCTCCGCAGCGCCCAGAAGAAGTACCGCCGTTGCTTGTCCGTCCATTGCGATGTCGCTCGCTCCGCATCCGCTGCCGATGGAGGCGGCGGGTACTGCGGTACCTTGCTATGCAGGAGCAAGAGCGCCTTTGTCATCCCGGCCCTCGCTGCATCCATGTAGTAGGTGGACACAAACCGATCTACGAACATCTTGAGCTCGTCTAGCCCCTCGACATCGAAAATGTCAGACAACCGCCTCCTCCGTCTCCGCGCGTGTCATCTGCGCCCCACACTTTGGACTCCTCTGTTGGTAGCAGGGGATCGCTATTGTGTGCTGTGCCTGATAGCCGCAGACAGGGCACACACAGGCACCACCTGGCCCCGCTGCCAGCGGGCCACCCATACGGCCCAATCTAGCCTGCTTTAGCGCGGCCACGATCTTCTTGGTGATCTGGTCTATCTGCCACTCGTTTATGCGCTGCGCCCCCTACCGCCCATATTGCTGCTTGGCCATTCTTTTATCCCCGACTAAACAAGAGACGCGCTTCTTTGATTAGTGTGCGTTGGTATTGCGTGGTTTTGGCACTGGCTGCGTCTCCTCTCCAGGAGAGGGAGTGATTCCAGGCCCAGATGGCCTCGCGGCCTGCGCGTCTGACCCAAGCGGGCGGTGTCGGTGTTTCGGTTCCGATTGTGCGTGGATAGAACTTGGCTTGTTCTACAGCTTTCTGCCTCGCGGCCTTCAATTGCCGCACAACCTTCCCGGTGATTTGATCTATCTGTCGCTCGTTCATGCTCTTTTGCCTCCATATTGGTCTTTCGATACGATCATCTTATGCATTTCCCTGCACCCCTTCTTTGTGCCCCACGGCGTATCGAGTGGCTGCGTGCACACCAAATCATCTCTGGCTGTATACCAGACCATGACCCAGGTGCCATCCGGCATCTTGTGGGGTTGGAGCCAGCATCGACAGTTCTTGACGATAACACCGTTTGCAGTGTACAATTGGTACAATTCACTTTGGAGGTCATAGACGTGACACGCTACATCGAAATTCCGAACCTCGACGACTTGCTCAGTCGCTATGTCGCTGGCGAATCTGAGAACAAACTCGCGAGTGAAGCTGGTGTCAACCGAGCTACTTTCCACAAACGGTTGCTGGACAGAGAGATTGTCCCCCACGGCCGCTCCGAAGCTGAAATGCTCAAGTGGGCGCAGATGTCCGCCACCACTCGTGCTGCCCAAGTCCGCGCCGCGCACAACGCTACCAGAGGGCGCGTCGTCACCTGGGAAGAACTTTGCAAACACGCCGCGAGCCGTGAGCGAAGGGGCTCTGGTATTGTCCCCATTGAGACCATGCTGGCGGACCAACTCCGCCAAGCGGGTTTCAACGTCATCCAACAAAAGGCGGTTGGGGCCTATAACCTCGATATCGTCCTGGACGAACCGCGCGTCTGTGTGGAGATATTCGGGGGCAATTGGCACTCGGTGGGCCGACACAAGGCCAGACACTTCAAGCGTACTAAATACCTCCTCGATAGCGGCTGGCACGTGGTCATAATCTGAGTAGACGGACGACGCCACCCGCTGGGCGTCGGCGCATACGAGTACCTGATCTCCTTCATTGATGAGGTACGCAGCAACCCATCCATGCTCCGTCAGTATCGGATGATTCTTGGTAACGGTGATGCGCCTCCCCCTCTCCGTACATATCTCAATGACCCCGCCGACATAGAACGACTTAGCACCCGCAATTAGGCCCGGTACAGCCACAATGTTACCCGGCAAAATACATCGAGGATGCGCTGGTGGCTTGTATGCCGCTGGCTCCACGCCCGCCGCTGTCCAGGCGATGTCGTTCCCGGCTGCGTACGCTGCTGTAGCTTCTGTGGAAGCCACCAACTCAGCCCGCTTAGGGTCTGCCAATGTCTCTGCGATGCGGCGTTCAAGCCCTGGCAATGCTTCCCCCCGCTGTATCCAGTCTGTGACATCCTCCCGCAGTCTTTGGCGAGTGGTCTCAGTGACATTCGTGACCAGTTGCGCCGCCTGCTGGCTGGCCCAATTCGCCGCGTTCAGATTAACCAAATCCCAATCGACCATCTCTGCCATGTGACTACTCAATCTGTGCTTACTGTACCGCACACCCAGCCTCGCCAACTGCAAGAGGCCCTCCTGTAGCGCCTCGAAGAAGCCTGCTCGGTGCGCATCCCAGAATTCCTCATCGTGGATTGCGCCCTCACCTTTCTCCCTTACCTCCTTGATAAGCCGTTCCCCCTCTGCCTGAAGCAAGCGACGGACGCGACCCCGCAAGTAATGCTCCCATCGGTCCCACGGTCTAGCCGACCTCCCACGGGGGGCCTTCAGGGGAGAGGGGGGGAGAGGGGATACCTCCTCAAAGACACCCCGCACATCATCCGCATTGCGCTCACTTCCCCCGACCGCCGATTGCGCCTCTAGCACTGCCAGCCCCCGGATGACTTCCCGGCGCACACTCGTCGGGATCGTGTCGCTCCTGAACATCAGTGGCAACGGCCTGCCGCGCCGCAGAGCGTTCAGCGATTTAGTGCGCCACCGCCGCAAATCCTCATCAGCCAGCTGGGAGCGGAGGTCACGAGTCTCCTCTGTTGCACGAGGCCGCATTGGAGGCCTCCCTCCACCTCCGAATATCTCCTGTGCCTCGCGCCCATTCCCGCCCGCTAGAATGTCCTCCCCTGGAAACCCACTCCCTCCCGTTTCGCCCATCCCCTGCGCCTCGGTCGAAGTCTGCTTGCCACGCCCCTCTGGCAGCGGGTCCAGCCTCCAGTACTTCGCCCGCACCTCGTCGATCGTCAGGTACGGACCACCTGCCGCGATCTCCTGTAGTTCTTGCTCCCGGTTTGTTTGGCGCACATCCTCGAACACCGCCTCGTATTCACTGCCATAGATTGGCGACACCAGTTCGGCGGTTAGCTGCTCAGCCATGAGTGATAGCAGGGGCCAGACTGTTTTATTGTTAAAGACCATCTCCGCGTTTGCACTGTTAGCGTAGGTGGCATTCTTGTCGAGGAGACCGCCTGGGAGACCATAGACCTCGTAAATCTCCTCTTTCGTGAATTGCCGCCCCTGCACAAAATCCAGGTCCTTAGGGTTCCAACCCAGCAGCTCCACCTCCAGCTTGGCGGCGCTGGTAATGGCCACTTTGCGCTTGCCAGCCTGGTAGCCACTCTTCAGATCGTCCTTGAGCGCCTCTATGTCGGCTTCCTCGATAGGTGAAGATGGATCCCCGCTGCTCAGGTTAATCACCGCCGAGGGCATCACATTATCACGCCCAAAGAACCTGGCATTCCACTGCGCCATTGCCAGATCAGTGTCCACACCCAGGATTGCCGCCGCGAGCGGTGACATGCCCCTGAACATGTCGAAAGGGTTGGGCAGTTTGAAGTGAACGATGTTCGAGGCGGGGATGTCGTACTCACACCCCCCAACCCTGTATTGATAGTGGTCGATGAACTGCTCTTCATCCCCCGGGCGCGGTTCTACGTCACGCGCTGGCAGTGGCCAAATCTCAGCGGGCTGGCCGGTGTTGTCCGGGCTAACGTACCAATAGGCGTTGCCGCTCAATTCTATCCACCAAGCTGTATACTGCCACAGGAACGCCCCGCCCATCCACGGGTTGGGCCGCCGTAGCAATGTCTCCAGCGGATGGTTGGGTATCTGCACCGGCTCCTCGTCCACTCCCTTGTGCTCCACGATCTGGAGATTGGCAGCACCGATCCCACGGGCGACAAAGGAGATGGCAGTAAACGCCCACGCACTCTGGACTGCCCTCTGCTGCGCCTGCCGTTCCGTGCCCCCCCCCGTGTGCCATTTCCCCTCGTCCGCCAGAGATGCAACAAACATCGGGCGCCTGCCATAGCGAGCGCGGATGCGGCTCTTTTGGTAAATGCCGACAGCCTGCCCAAGGGCATCGGCGGCACGGACGATCACATTCGCCACACTACTCTCCCCAGTAAATCGTCGCCGTCAGTGCTGTCGTGCTGGATGTGGTCTCCCCAATCGAGATATCGATTCTGTCACTCACCAACAGCCGGTCGGAGAGGATCAACGATATCCCCGCCGAGTCGGTTTGCATGACACCAGGATAAAACCATGCATCCGTGCTGGTATTAGTCTGCGTCAGTACGGTCAGGGATGGGCTTGCCTGTGTCAGCGTGATGTCGGTAGTGGATGTCACCCCGTCT